AGAACTTAAACAGTTACAATCTTATGAAGTCTATCGTGATAATGCACAAGAATTTATGGACTTAGTAGATACTAAGTTATTAAAACCATTTATAGATTACTATAAAAAACATGACTTACCTTTAGAAGATATAGAAGAATGTAAGATACTAAAAGACCAATTTGCACCTATAGTTTTACAACTTAAAATACATTACAATAGACCAAGACCACAAAAATTATCAAAAGCACTTACATTTTTTCGTAAAGCAAACTTCAATGTATATCCACTAAAGACAGCAGAAACTCCTTCGTATCCATCTGGACATGCAACAGAAGGTAGATTTGTAAGTTTATATCTTGTAGATAAAGTACCATTTGAACACAAAGGTAACATCAAAAGAATAGGAGACGATATAGGTCATTCAAGACAAATAGCTGGTGTTCATTACCCAACAGATACAGAGTTTGGTCATCAACTTGCTGGTGCATTCTATACTCACTTCAAGAACAAAACTGGTATAAAAGAACATAAAGTACACTTTGATGGACTAGAACTACTATATGAAGGTGGTATGTTAGCAAGTGGTCAAGATTTATTTAAAAGAAACAACAAGGACGACTTCATAAAAAAGGGAAGTAAAGGTGAGTTGGTGGATGTTGATGGAAACACCTTAAAGATAAAAAACAACGATGCATTCCTTCGTCTTAAAAAAATAATTAGTGGTGCAGATGATGATACAGAATTAGACCCAGAATGGAAAACTTTACATAAAGATGCATTTGGTGTTATACATTCTAAAATAGATAAGATTGCAAATGGATTTTCTACAACCACTGGTGCAAATCCTAAAGGTGAAGACTGGGAATCTATTATTGCAGTTGCAGTAAACAAACTACAAGGTAAGAAATGGAATCAAGGTGACGAATGGGATAGAGCAGAAAAGTTTTGGGGAGATTGGGAAAACCAAGGAATGAAACTTGGTCAAGACTTTATCAAGAAAATTAAAGTTAAAAAACTGGAACAACTGGGTGCATCGACTTTACCTATATCTAAAGAATGGAAAGGAACAAATAAAACACCAAAGACAGACTTGATAGATGGTAATAAAAGGATATCACTAAAAAAAGCAGGTGGTTCACAACTACTATCTGCTGGTAAATTCGAAGCAATATCTACAGTAGAAGCTGCAATGAGAATGTATTCTATTGACCCAAAAGGTAAAAGAACAGTAGAAACATTACTTGATAATTTAGAAACTAAAATGATTAAACTGTCTACAAAAGATACTGTAGGTAATTTAGAAAAGTTAGGAAAGAAAACAAATTTATCACCAGCTGATAAAATAAAAGTTGCAGAGTTAGACCAAGGTCAACTGTATGCAAAAGAGTTAACGAATGAAATGGAAACCCTTTTTAATAAAGAACAACTAATGAAAGAATTTTTTTGTTGGGAAGCTGCAACAGGTGAAAACAAATTTGGTAAAGATTCTCAAGGTGTTGCAAACCAAGTAATAACATTTAAAGAAACAGGAACAATTACAGATATTTTACCACTAAAAACACCTAGTCAAGCAGGTAAAATACTTGCAACAGGTAATACCTTTTATATATCATTTAAGAGTTCATCTGGTTCACCACCCTATCTTGCATTAAGAAGTAAAAAAATAAAACTAACTGCATCGTATCAACCTACCTTTGCAGACATTATAAAAGAAGAATGTGCAAGGGAAAGAGTAGGAATGCAAGTTTTACATGAAGGTAAAGTAGAACAGTTAGATGAATTCCAATTATTTAACAAACTTGTAAGTAAAGCAAAAGGTGTTGCAACTTCAATTAAAAACCAAGCAAAACGAATACTAGATGCAATTCTAAAACGATTAAAAGATGCATTCAACTGGATTAAAAAACAAGGTAAAAAGTTAATGGATGCAGTTTTAAACTTTTTTGGTTTAGATATGTCAATCTCAAAATTAAAAGGTGGGGGTAAATACCCTATATTATCATAATGGCAAAAGCAAATTTACATTTAGAACACATCGAAGACGAAATTTTTAATACAGGAGTAGATGGTGCAAGACAATCTATTCTGTTCCTACTATCATTGTCTAAGATGTTATCATCTGGTAGTAAAGGTATAAAGAATGTCACTGTAAAGTGGGATGGAGCTCCAGCAGTATTTGTCGGTGAACATCCAGAGACAGGTGAATTTATAGTTGCAAAGAAAGGATTGTTTGCAAAGAAACAGGAATTCTACAGGACACATAAAGAGATAGATGAAAAGTTATCTGGAGACCTTGCAGATAAATTTCACATGTGTTTAGATAATTTTAAAGGATTAGGTATTAAAGGAATATTACAAGGTGACTTAATGTTTACCAAAGGAGACCTAGAAACTAAAAAAATTAATGGTGAATCGTATGAAACATTCCAACCAAATACAATCGTATATGCAGTACCTTCTACATCTAAACTTGCATCTACTATGAGGAAAGCAAATGTAGGTGTTGTTTGGCATACAACTTACAAGGGTGATTCACTATCGAATATGAAAGCATCATTCGGTGCAGATATTTCTAAGTTAAAAAAATCATCTAAAGTGTGGATGGACGATGCATCATACAATGATGTGTCTGGAACTGCAACATTCAATATGAAAGATAGTGTAGAAATGACCAGATTAATGTCCAGAGCAGGTAAAGTTTTTCAATCAATATCTGCACCTCAACTTACTAAGTTTCTTAAAATGCAAGAAAGTATGATTGATGGTGCAACTTATAAAACCTATCATAATAGTAGAGTTAGAGCTCAAGACAATCTACTTAGAATGAACTATAAGAAACATACAGAAGGATACTTTAAATTTGCAGAAGAAAGATTACAAAAAGAAGTAGACAAGTTGAAGTCTGCAAAAGGTAAGGAAACAAAAACAAAAAACAAAGATATGTTTTTAACTGAGATAAGAAAGTCTTTACCAATACTTACAAAGTTAGTAGAGTTTCAAGCACTTATAAATTATGGTAAAACTAAGATACTATTTAAATTAAATAAGGCAAAACAATTAACCAATCTATTCGTCAAGAAAGATAATGGTTTTGATGTGGTTGCACCAGAAGGTTTCGTTGCAATTGACGACAACTTAGGGGGTGCAGTGAAGTTAGTAGACCGAATGGAATTCTCACTAAATAACTTTACAGTCCAGAAGAACTGGGACAAATAAATTATGGAGATATATTATGTCAGATGCATTAAAGAACTATGCAAAAAATGCCTTTCACTTTGAAGGTGAAAAGTATATTGTTAACGATAAGGATGGTGTTCCTTTTGAATTAAGTCAACATGTTTTAGAATTTGAAGGTAACACTTGTTTTGAAAGAAATCACCCCACCTTTATTTCACAAAAAAGAAAAGTCATATTAACATGTCCTCGTAAGGTAGGACATTCATCAATTCGTTATTACTTGAATTATATGAATGCAGTGAATAATGACGATTGGATTTGGATTGAAGACGAAGATAGATACCCTAAAAATTTCTTAAACAAAGATGATTTACTAGAACTTTATAATGATTTATTTTCAGATAAAAATAAAATCAATGTTATTAGTAATGAAGATGCAGTCAATCAAGATGTATATACAAATGCAACTCAATACAACTATTCCTCAGAACTTGTTTGGAATCAAAATAAAGAAAAAATAGAAGAATTATTTGGTAAAGAAAACACAATAACTTGGATTCAAGAATTTGCAAATAATTCAGAATCAATCCTTGAAAAAGAACAAACTTTCTCACCACCACTACAAACATTAAAACCATTTACAGATTATACAACATATTTGATTGTTAGAGACCCTTGGGATAGATTTATGTCTGGTTTGATAACAGAAATGGATAATGGATTATTAAATCCTTGGAAATATGATATGATAGCAAATACAGAAAGAGGATGGGAACTTTTATACAATTCATGTAAAAGAATACTTTTCTTTACAGAACCAGAATATTTAATGATAGGTGGACTAGATGGCCCACAAGCAAATCATACATTTCTTCTAGGAAGACCTTTATGGAGAGGTAAGTCAATGTATGACATATATGATAATCTTATACATTATAAACATGATATTTCATTTAAAACTAATGACCATGGTCAGATGGGTGTAGACCATGAATCTTTAGAAGAAAACACAGGTGTAATTGATTCTTTAGTAAAATTAGGATTCATATCTCAAGATGCAGTTGAAGATTTACATGTAAAAGAAAAACATAATATGCATGGACATACCCATGTAAATGTTACACCACATATAAGACAACATGTTATGAATGAATTACAAGAAGATGAAGACCTCAAAGACTGGTGGTCAAGATGTCGAGAACTTGTTGATATTGAATATGAATGTCTTAAAAACAACAAACACAAATTTTAAAATACATAAATACCTATATGAAATCTTTCAAAGACATAGTTGAGGTTAAATCTAAGATAGCTGTCTTTGCATTTGGTCGGTTTAATCCACCAACTGCTGGACACCTTAAACTTGCAATGAAAGTAAAACAGGTCGCTGGTTCTAACGATGGGTTTATCTATACAAGTCATAGTCAAGACCCAAAGAAAAATCCATTGGATTATAGAACCAAAACAAAGTTCATGAAACTCTTGTTTAGACCAGCAAAAGTAACAGTTTCTACATCTAATTCTAGAACAGTATTTGATGTAGTTGTTGATTTATATAACCAAGGATACAGAAGTGTAAAGATGGTTGCTGGTTCGGATAGATTAAGAGAGTTTGAGAGTCTACTCACAAAGTACAATGGTGTGAAAGGTAGACATGGTTTCTACAACTTTAATGATATCGAATTGGTATCAGCAGGTGAAAGAGACCCAGATGCAGATGACATATCTGGTATGTCTGCATCTAAGATGAGAGCAATGGCTTTTGATGGTGATGAGAAAGGATTTATTTCTGCATTACCAAGAACTTTTAGACAGGGAAAACAGTTATATAAATCAATTAGAAAAGGAATGGGACTCTCAGAAGAGTTTCATCATATACCAGAGTACATAAGAAATGACATTGGAAGAGACATACGCATCGCTTAACGAGGGAATTAACGACCCAGGCATTTTCAAAGCTGTCTTCATGGCAGGTGGGCCTGGCAGTGGTAAATCCCTTGCGGCAAAAAAATTAGGTTTTCAGTCTATGGGTTTACGACCAGTAAACTCAGACACATCTTTTGAAAATGGTCTTAAGAAAGCAGGTCTTTCACTTAAGATGCCAGAAGATGAAGAAGAACAAAGAGATGCAATCAGAGTTCATGCAAAAGCCATGACTGCAAAACGACAAGACATGTTAGTCAAAGGTCGTATGGGTCTAGTAATAGATTCAACTGCAAGAGATATCAAGAAACTACTCGTACAAAAGAAACTACTAGAACAACTCGGTTATGAAACTGCAATGGTATTCGTAAATACTTCTTTAGAAACTGCATTAGATAGAAATAGAACAAGAGAAAGAAGTATACCAGACAAGATAGTACAAGACAACCATGCAAAAGTTCGTTCAAACATGGGTAAACTACAAAATACATTTGGTCGTTCAAATTTCTTTATCATCGACAATGATGGTGATGTAAAAGATTTAGAAAAAAATACAACTAAAGTGTTTCCTAGACTTAAATCTTTTGTAAAATCTTTCCCTACAAACAAAATGGCAAATGCATGGAAAACTGCATTGACTATGAAACCTATGAAAAATATTGCATTGGCAGCTGCATATGAACATCCAGCAGAGATGGAAAAAAGATTAGAAGAAGATAGAGTAACAGATGCATTGGGTGTTAAACAGAAAAGAGAAAGAGAACAACTTAAAGATAAACACGATAAAGAAAAAGACAGAGATAGACTTAGAATGACCAGACTTAAAAATACTCAAACAGGTCAACAAGATGAAGGAAAAGGAGTCAATCGAGCCCAACAAGCTGCAATTGCAATTGCAAAGAAAAAATCTGGTAAGTATGACAAAGATGGTAACAAAAAAGAAACATCTGATGCAATCCTAGCTACTAAAGAAAAGATTTATAAAGACCTTAAAAAGAAAAAAGCATACTTTGAAAAAGAGTATGGTGATAAGGCAGATGAAGTCATGCATGGAACAGCAATGAACATGGCAAAGAAACAACATAAGGTTGCAGAGGGTAGGTTTACAAGTGAGTTAACAAGACAACTACAACTTGAAGTACTTAACATGTCACAAAGAAGAAAGATTGGTATGAGAATGAAAAGACTTGCAAAGAAAATTGCAAGAACTAAAGCTCGTAAAAAGAAAAGAATGAAAGACCCAAGAGCTTTGAAGACCAAAGCACAAAAACAAGCAAGGTCAATTTTATTCAAAAAGATGTCTGGTGGTAAGTCTTCTGGTGAGTTAGCAATTGGAGCTAGAATTGCAATTGGTAAAAAACTTGATAAAAAGAAAGGTGCAATAGCAAAACTTGCTAAAAGATTAATGCCAAAAGTTAAAAAAGCAGAAGTTGAAAGACTTGCAAGCTTCAGACAGAAACAAAATCAAAAAGATAAGCAGTAGAATTACTGATATATATAAATACTATAGGAAAGATTAAACAGGAGACCACAATGTCAGATATACAAGATAGAATGAAATTCAACAGTGGAACTGATAAAGTAACTAAATCAGTTGCTGACGCGGTTTCAGATGTCCTCAATTCTGGACAAACACCTAAATCTCGTTTTGAACAACAAGCAGAATTAATGGGTTACCCTACACAGGAAAAACCAGAAGTTGCAGAATCGTTCACTAAAGAATTACAAGAACTTAGAAAAGCAGTAAACGATGATAAGAAACAATTTATCCTCAAAGCTAGAAAAGCAAAAGAAAATGGTGATAAAACCTTCATGTTTGGTGGTAAAGAATACCCTTGTACAGTAGGTGAAGCATACGATAAAAAAGGTAAAAAAGTTGTCAAAGCATCACATTGTAATTCAGAAGACAATAGTAATGACAAGTCAGATGATGGTGATGGGTTAGATAAAGTACAACCTAAAGCAGTTAAGAAAAAGTTTAAAGACAGAAAAGACAAAGACATCGATAACGATGGTGATGTTGATTCATCTGATAAATTCTTGCACAAGAAAAGAAAAGCAATATCAAAAGCAATCGACAAAAAAGAAGATGCATCAGAAGGTAAATATGATGCAAGAAGTAAATCTTTTAAAGAAACTCTTAGAAGATTAGGATATGTCAAAGAAAAATCATTGATATACACAAACAAAAAAACTGGAAAATAAATATGTCATACTTAAGGGATGCTAAAACAGTATCATCTGTTGCAGATGCATACAGGTTAATGTATGCAAAACCAAATGAAGATATCTTAAATGAGGAGTTAATAGACTCTCTCATCGAAGATGTTCGTGATGATGAAATTAATGAATGGTTAGAGTATCTCGAAGAAATTAAATCTGTCTTTTCTGTACCAAAACAAAACATGCAGAAGGTTAAGGTTGCCATAACAAAACTATCAAAAAGACATCCAAAAGTTAAAGTATCATTCGGTACACATTCAAAAGGTAAGTTTGTAGATGATAATAATATAAACTTTGATGGTAGTCATGGAGATATTGATAACTTTATGAAAGCTATCCAAAAAGATAAAGCTCTCATGAAGTTGATGGAAGGTAGTGAATTAGAAGAAGGTGCATTAGCAGACAAAGCTAAGAAGTCTGGTATCTCAGTAGGGACATTAAGAAAAGTTTATAATCGTGGAATGGCTGCATGGAAGACA